CATCAAGAAGGCTGCTAACTTGAGATCAGGAACTATGATTGCTGCTTGGGACGCTGCTGGGAATACTGTTGCTTATGTTGAGGATTCTACTGAGGATGTAGGTGATACTTCAGGGCTAACTCTAAGCGTAGACATCAATGCTAACATGGTGAGATTTCTAGCTGCTGCTGCTACAGATGATTGGAGCGTAAGTGCTTCACGTATGCTGTTAGGTTAGCATGAGATTCATAAGCAGACTCATAAGTCTCATCAAAAGGCCAAAAAGTCAAGAGATTCCTGGAAAGATAGTCAGACCTGTTTTTCAAAAGATCATAGGGGCTCATAATGTCACTACTGACATCAATAGCTAAAATCACCAGGTCGGTTACTGCTGAAAATCAGTTCACAGACCCAATAAAGCTGATTGGTAACTTCAATGTATCCATATCAGGCCAATGGGAAGCAACTGTGACCTGTCAGAGATCATTCGATTCAGGCTCAACGTGGTATGATGTTGAAACTTGGACTGAGAACACACAAGAATACGGCTTTGAACCTGAAGGTGGAATTGTTTACAGGATAGGCGTAAAAAGTGGAGAATACATACAAGGAACAGTGGTCTTGAGGCTTAGCAGATGACTCGTATATTCGATGAACGAATAAAAGCAATAGATGAGGTTGTTGATCTTGGTGCTGATGTTGACTCTGACGGGCTTGATTCTGTATCAGTAGCAGACACAGATGTAGCAGGCCTTTTGACTGATGTACTGAAAGAGCTGAAGATTGTAAATATACAGCTGGCTCTTATGACTGACAATGAGTTAGAACATTCAGAAGTTGAGGTGTAATAATGGTTGAACAACTGAAGGATGGTACAGGAACTGGAAACCTTGCTAGAGTGGGCTCTGATAAAAGGCTTTGGGTTGAGTCAAAATCAGACTCTGTTCAGCATTCTGTTAGTGAAGAGGCCCAGCAAGCATATCAATGTATAGGGACGGCAACTTTAGCTGCTGCTACGGTCACTGCGCTTCATATCAAGAACACATCAGCTGATAAGACTTTAGTTGTTACATACATAAGGCATCAGATCATAGATCAAAGCGGAGGAACAGCCTTACCAAATGTTAGCAATTACTTTAGTATCGCATTGGGTCGGACTCTGTCTGCTGGTGGAAGTACAGCTACACCTGTTAATGTGTATGGTGGAAGCGGAAATGCTGCCCAAGTAACAGCAACTCAAGGTGCTCCGACTCTTGCTGGCACTGCTAATGAGATTGATAGGTGGTACACTAAGTCTGAGGCTGATATGAATGTTTTTGTCAAAGAGGGATCTGTTATCATCCCACCTAACCAGACTATTGAGCTTTCTTATGTAGGCGACCAGACAAGTGGAACAATATACACAAGGATATCATTTCTTATGGAAGCCACTGATGAGTGATTACCACAAAGAGGTTGAATTATGAAAATAGATGATGGAAAGGGAAGCGGCATACAGGCAGAGGTCAACATTGATAATCAGCTGTCTGTTTTTAGTGCCAGTGAGACCAGGGCTGCCCATGAGGCTGATCACAGTGGTAGGGTTTTTTTCTTTACAGATATATACAACTATGCTGCTGCTGATACAATACTATGGCTGGCAAATACAAGCACTACTCAAAGGCTAGTGATTGATAAGGTACATGTTACTAGCGATACAACGACACAGTTCACCATTCATAGCCCTACATATGCGGCCCCAGCTGGCACATCTGTAACAGGCACAAATAGCAATAGACAGAGTGGTGCTACTGCCCAAGCTGAGTGTTACAGGGATGAGACGAATAATGCCCAGGCAAATATAATCGCCCAAGGCATAGTGCTGGCAAATACTGAGATCATCTTTCCTGTTGATGGCAAGATAATTCTTGCTTACCATGATACATTAGCAGTTGATTTTGTAACAGTTGGTACACTTGGTGGTGCTGTTTTTGTAGCGTATTATGTAGACCCTGAATCAACATAAAAGGATAATATGTCTGTAGATGCAGTACTAATAGATTCATCAACAAGAGAGAAGCTTGCTGTCGTAACTGGCTTTAGCAGCGAGAAATGCTTGCTTATTGAGACTTTTCCTCATGTCAATGGTAGGTTTGCTTCTGTTACAAACTCTGGTGTACAGACCCAAATTGCAGCAGCGCCTCTTGGCAACGATGCTATTGTTTTGACTGATATGATTGTTTCTACCAACAAGACTAACAATTCAACAACTGTTGTCCAATTTACGGATGGAGCAAACACTGTGGTGATTGCTAGGTTTGATAGTTCCAATGCTCCAGTCACATTAGCAATACCATTTAGCGGGAATTGGCAAGGATGGCAGTCAGCAAGGCTTGAGCTTGTAACTGACACAAATGGACAAGATGCTACGCTTGCAGCTGGGTATTTCAAGATACCGAAGTCAAAGGCTTTAGCTTTTGCGGAATGGGACGCATTGAGATGATACAAATCATAAGATTGTAGGCTATGCAAAGCCTCTGCAATCTACAGAACGGTTGAAGCCTATACGAGAGTATAGGGGAGGATGCGCAACAGAATTAGGAGCTTATCATGATTGAATCCGAGGCAAATACGCTCGCATTTCTTCAAGTCACAGAAGGGTATTTTGAAATCAATGCTGGTAATAACACGCTGGTATTGACTAGTGATGAGGGTGGGCCTTCAAATATATCGCCTGCTGATGGGACGTATAATGGTGCTGGGCTTGCTACAGCCCTAGCAACTGCTATGAATGCTGATGATACACTCACTGGCACTGGAACTATAACATTCGATGTAACATACAGTTCGTCTACACTCAAATTCACTCTTGATGCTACAGCTGGTAAGACAATAGCTTTTACACTCGCCGGAAGCGATGGTGCTTACACCTTTGGGTTCAGTGCTGATAAATCTGCTGCTCAGACAATTACATCTGATGATGCTGCCGGAGATCCAACTGCTATTGTAGGAACCCTTCTGACTGAGACTGAGAAGTTTGTATCCGATTTTTGTAGGCGAACATTTGAATCAACTGCTTACACTCTTGAAAGATATAACGGGAACTGGAGCAAGATAATAAACTTGAGACAATACCCTGCTACAATCATTGACCGTGTAGTTGCTGGTACAAGAAGTGCTATAATCATCCACAACACGAATACTGGATCATCTGCTTCAGTCTCAGTCAATACAACTGGATTAAGGCTTGTACTGGATGGAACAGCTGATACATCTGTTACATTTGCTGCTAATGCTACAATCACTCTAATAGTTGCTGCCATAAATGCTTTAGGCAATGGTTGGGTAGCATCCGTTTTTGAATCATCTATCGCTTCATTCAAATCATCTGAGCTTGTAACAAGGTCAGCAGCAAGCTGTATTAACAGCAGAAGGGTCTATTTGGATATACCAGACGAAGCAGAGTATGATGTAGAAACTGACCTTGACAAGGGGCAGATTAGACTCCCTCTTGGGTTCCCTAGAGGCTTCCAAAACATATTTGTTGATTATACAGCAGGGTATTCAGCAGCTGATATGCCTGCTGACTTGAAACTTGCTGTAAAGATCATAGTCCAATATCTGTATATGAAACGGAACAATACAACATACGGAGTCAATTTCTATAATGTAGGCTCTAGTGGCTCCACAGGCATTAGGACTATATATGAGACTGATAGTACATTCCCCAGAGAAGCAATAGACATTCTCTGGAGATACAAGAGTTTGAAGGTATGATATGCCTATAATTGGACCAAAAGTCGAGCTTCACCTTCAGAGATATACATCCGTTACAGATGGTGGAGGCCAATGGACGAAGACTTGGACTTTACAGAGAAGGGTCTTAGGCACCCTATCAACTATACGCAGGGATAACCGTGTAGCCAATGATAGGGAAACTTCCTATGCTACTCACTACTTTTGGGTAGATAAGACATCTGTTGTAGGCCTTAACATTTCACAAAAAGATGAGTTTTCAAGGCCAAGCACTACATACCGATATAGGGTGATGACTGTTGATAATGTCGTTGAAATGGACCAAGTGTTTAGAATTGAGTTGGAGCAGATCAAATAATGGCTAGATTCAATCTAAATAAGGCTGCTTTGAGAAAGCAAGTCGATACAAATGTCAAGGCTGCTCTGATAATAACTGGTGCTAACCTTGTAAGGAATATCAGAGCATCAATGGTACCAGGTGGCGGTGTAAAAGCGAAATATAAGGGCAGAGTCCACATAAGAAGTGCTCCAANTCAACCGCCTTCGCCTATGTCTGGAAGGTTGAGAGATTCAATTCATTATGTTACATCATTTGGATCTAAATCATCCATGGGCCCAATGGCTAAAAAGGGCGATAGGTTGTCTCAGCCAAAAGAGACAGATGCTATGACTGTATCAGTTGGATCAAATGCTCCGTATGCCCTTGCTATGGAAAAGGGGTATAGGAAAATCAACTTGAGGAAAAGGCCTTATCTCTGGCCGGCACTTAAGGGTAGCAGAGAGATGATAAAGGATGCTTTCACGAGGGTATAATGGCTACAGGCATAATTAGAACAGGTATATATT